ATGACGCTGTTTTTGGTTTGCTAGACTACTACTATCTAGGTTTTTAGGAGTTTTTTATGGCTGGTTTGGGTTACAAATCTTTTACGTCGGGTGCTGTGTTGACAGCTTCACAAGTTCAAGGCTATTTGCAAGATCAGTCTGTGATGGTTTTTGATACTGCTGCTGCTCGTACGACGGCGTTGGGTGCTAATGTTGCGACTGGCATGGTGTCGTTTTTGAAAGCTACTGACACTAACGATAAAGCTAATGCTGTTGAAATTTATGACGGTTCTAAATGGGTTTCGTTGTATGCAAATAATAGTGCTGGTGCTAACCGTTTGTTGAATGGTGATTTTGGTATTTGGCAACGTGGCACATCATTTTCGGTGACGGCCACAGGCACTTATACCGCTGACCGTTGGAACAACGTTTTTGATGGCACTGCTGGTACCAAAACTATTTCACAACAAACTTTTACACCAGGCGCAGCACCGGTAACAGGTTATGAAAGTGCATACTTTTTGCGTGTCAACCAAACTGTTGCTGGTACTGGACAAACAGCACACGGGTTAACTCAACGCGTTGAAGATGTGCGTTCGTTCGCTGGCCAAACTGTAACATTTTCTTTTTGGGCTAAAGCTGCTTCATCATTCACCCGACAAATTTCATTCACGCAAGCGTTTGGTACGGGTGGTTCAGCCACTTTGGCAGATGTGGTAACTTCATCATTCACTGTTGGAACATCATGGGCACGTTATTCGTTTACTGTAACCATTCCTAGCGTGGCTGGTAAAACTATCGGCACAGATTCTTTCTTGGAAGCTGTTATTGGTTTGCCACTAAACTCGACTTTTACGTTCGATGTTTGGGGTGCACAACTAGAAGCCGGAACTATTGCCACCGATTTTAACACCGCAACAGGTAACCCGGCTAGCGAGTTAGCCGCATGTCAACGTTACTATTTTAGAAAAGTTGCTGAAACTACTGGTGGTACTTTTGGTAATGGCAGCGTAAACAGCGCAACGACACCGGCCATTTTTATCCCATTCCCTGCCAAAATGCGTATCACACCGACAGCTTTAGAATACACAGGCACGGCAAGCAACTATGCGATTCGTGCTGGAGCAAGCACCACGGCTTGTAGTGGTACACCCGCCATTGATGCCACAGGTTCTAACAGCTATGGTGCAACAATTTACCCTTATGTTGCAAGCGGTTTAACCGTTGGGCAGGGTTGTTGGATGGTTGCTAACACTTCGGCAACAGCTTACATCGGTTTTAGTGCAGAGCTCTAATGTCTGAACAAGAATCACACGTCAAAATAACTAACCTAATGATGTACCAAAAACTGGTTGAAATCAGTGACGGTCAAATCAAAATTTGGGAAAAAATTGATGGGTTAGCTGACATACCAGATCGTGTTCGTGCTGTAGAAATTGAACAAGCTAAAATTGGTTGGATTAGCAAAGTTGCTTATTCGGCTTTGACCACTGGTGTTGCTTCTGCAATCGCCTGGATGTTTACGTTAGGAAAATAATGAAACTGTTTACTTATGCTTTTTGGTTGTATGCCGGTGAACGTGCTATTAAAACGGCTGCACAAGCCGCTGTAGCTGTTTTGGGTAGCAACACAGTAACTTTGACTCACATTGACTTTGTAGGGCTTCTAGCGGTTGCTGGTGGTGCTGCTTTGTTGTCAGTGTTGACAAGTATTATTGCTACTAAATAATTATTTGCGTCGTAAAACTTTACGATCTTCTGGGGTTAGACCGCCCCAAATACCCCATTCTTCGTTTGTGTTGATGCCGTAGTCGGCACACATGTTTTGTAGTGGGCAACGGTTGCATGCTGCTTTGGCGGCGGCCACCATTAGTTTGCGTTCCGATGGCCAAACACTATCTTCAGGGTAAAACGCGTAGGGTAGTTCTTCACATTCCACGGTGCCTATTTTTTTGATTGCTAACTGTAGTTCGCGGTAGAGTATCGCCGCTTTGTTTTGTCGTGGGGTAGTCATAAAGTTGAGTTTATGGCGCGGTTGTGCCGTTTAGCAAATTGGGGTTTGTGTGTATAAAAAACTTGAGGGTTTTGTTTCTGATTCGGCTACGTTGGTTGGCGTGTTTGAACATGGTTCTTCTGATTGGCATGGTGCACGTTCGGGTGTTGGTGGTTCGGATGTTGGGGCTATTTTGGGGTTGAATCCGTGGGAGTCTGCGTTTACTAGGTGGGCTAAAAAGACTGGCAAGATTAGTGACCAGGTTGCGGATAATATGGCGATGCGTTTGGGTCGTGAGTTTGAACCGGCTATTTTGAAAATGTTTGCTGAGAATCATCCTGAGTTGGAAGTCTTTGATGAGTGTGGTTCGTGGGTGTCTGTACAACGCCCGTACGCGACCGCTAATCCTGATGGCATGTTTCGGGATGCTGAAGGCAATTGGGGCGTTGTAGAAGTCAAGACGAGCCGTTCTAGTTGGGATAACGGTGTGCCCCCACATTACCGTGCACAAGTGTTGCATTACTTGTATGTGATGGGTGTGCGTAAAGCTTATGTTGTTGGTGTTGTTGGATGGGATTTTGTTGTACATGTTATTGAGTTGGATGAGTTTGAGTTGCAAGCTAACCTGGCTCGTGTTGATGCGTGGTGGGATTGTGTGCAAAAAGATAAGCAACCTGATTGGGATGGTTCGGCTAACACGTTTGAAACGGTGCGTCGACTAAACCCTGATTTAGATCGTGATGAAGAAACAGAGTTGGGTGCTGAACTGGGGGTTGCTTTGGTGAACGCTGCAAACGATTTGGATAAGGCCACAACGGTTTTGAATGAACTAAAATCGGTGACTGTTTCACAAATGGGTTCGGCGCGTACAGCATTTATAGAGTTGAATGGTGAACGTCACGTCGTGGCGACACGTCAAAACAACAAGTCCGGTATTCCACACCTAATAGTTAAGAGATGATGATGGCACAATTTGATTTGAACGCGTATGAAACTGTTGAAGAACGACACGCTAGGGCTATTGTTTTGCACCCTGATTTGCGATGTATTTTAGTGAATCACACCACACCGACGGATAGGCAACAGGGTATGTGGGTTGTTGAAGCTCGCGTGTATTTGAACGCTGACGACCAAGCTAACGATTTGCCTAAGGCCACTGAGTGGGCGTTTGAAATTGATGGTGCTGGTATGGCTAATAAAACTAGTGCCCTTGAAAATGCGAACACGTCGGCTTTGGGTCGTGCGTTGCGATGGGCTCTGGGTGGTTCTAAGGGTGCGTCGCGTTCGGAGATGGAAAAAGTTTCACGCGGTGTAACACCGATACCTAATAAAACGCAACGTGATTGGTCGCTTGAAGCTGAGAAATTGCACCAGGCTAAAAACATTGAAGGATTATTGAAGTTGTATTCTGAAGCTCAGGCCGCGAAAGCGTCTAAAACTACCCTTGATGAGATTGCGCGGTTAGGTAATGAGCTTAGAACAAAAAATCCTGTTGGCTAGTATCCGTGAGATGCGCGAACTTTTAGAAATAGCTACAGTGACACACCAAACAAATTTGGTTGAAGCTAACATAGACACTTTGAGGGATAGGGTGAAACGGTATGGAGATAACAACACCGGCACAGGTGATAGCGGAACTAAACCGCATACAAACTGAAGCTGCTAAGGGTGTCAATGTTTTGTTTGAAGCTGAAAAGAATGCAGTGACACTTGCTAATACGGCTGAGAAAGAAGAAGCTAAAGCGTTTTTAACGGCTGAAGGCACGGTTGCTGATCGTACAGCGGTTGCTAAGTTCAATGCGGCTGATGCACGTTTGCAAGCTGATTTGTCTAAGGCTGAACTGAATCGGGTTAAGACTAAACTGAAACAGCTGTCAGATGCACAGGTGGCAGTTTCGGTGATTAGTAGGTTGGTTGAACTTGAATGGCGGAGCAAATAGTTTGTAAACATGGGTTGACTCATAACATGGATTGGCATGTTTGTGACCGGTGTTGTTCGGGTTGGCGGCCATGACCCCGAAAGAGTTTAAACGGTTGTTGTTGCGTGATGGTGGGTGTGTTCATTGTGGGTTGGATGACGAAACGCTAGTTCCGCAACACCGGATGAACCGTCAAATGGGTGGGGCTAAAAAGGGTTCGGTTCGTAACCAGTTGTCTAATTTGGTTGTGTTGTGTAGTTGGTTTAATCAGGAAATTGAACAGTCTGCTACTGCTGCGACGTTGGCGCGTGACCGTGGTTGGAAGTTGTCGAGTTGGCATGACCCGTTGGTTGAACCGGTGTGGAATCAGATTTTGCGTGCCTGGGTGTTGTTGGATGACAAGGGTT